TATTTATTTTTTTAAAGATTTGATTTTCATTTAAGCCAAAATCTTCCTTTGTGACAATAGAGAATCTTAAATCTCCACTCATACTTTGCCAATGTTTTACACTAACAACATCTTTTTTATCTATTCCTCTTTCTTTTAAGTGTATATCTAGCGCAGTATTTCCATTAATGTTTTCTAAATTATCGCCTCTGAACTCATTAATAAGCTCAACTTCTTCGGCAGACAGCCTCAATCGTTTTCCTTTTAATTTTTCTAGCATAATTTATAATTTCAGTTTTAGTAAATATATAATAAAAAAAACCTTATAAATAGAAAGAGTGAGAAGTTATTAACCCCTCACTCTTAATTACTGCTAACTAAAACCCACTATGAAAACACTCAGAGAAGGATTACAAAGTTAACTATATTTATTTAATAAACAAACTATTTCTTTGCTTTTACAGTATCAGCAATACCCTGACCTAATACAAGCGCCATAACTGAGTATAATATTGATTCTGTTTGAACAGGGTCTAGCCCAAATGTTTCTTGTAAAAATGTTACTATTACAGCAACCATAGTATACCAAAACTTTTTTGACTTTAACATTTGTCCAACAAGATACTTCTCTAAAAACTTTTTCATTTTATCTATTTTTAATTACTAATTCAATTTTATTTTCCATTTTATTATCTATGATTGTTTTAATAAGAAGATTATGAGCATTTTTACTTTGATATATTACATCATCACCTCTCATCATTCCTGTTAAAATACAACCCCTACTATCTTTTGCAGAGTTACCACGGTGAAATAGTATATATGTTCTGTCAGGAACATTCTCTACAATAAGGTGAGTGTAATCTCGGCTTGCGCTTTCATCAGCATATCTAACTCTACAATCATACACTCCTTTAGGAATGCAAGATATACCTTTTTGATTGTTTTTCCAAGAAAGTTCTAATGTATGTGCTATAAATTCTCCATTTAGATATAGCTTACCAATAATGGATTTATCAGTAAAAACATCTCTTACTAAGAATAAATTACAACTATTCATTAAAAATAGCGTAAATTCGTACTCCTTTTATTTCTCTAATAAGTTTTTTGGTATTTTTAACCTCAACAACTTCGTCCATATACTTTGGATTTTTAGAGTTTAGTTTTCTTTTTTTTGGCATATTATGCTGTTACAACCATAAATTCTACATCACAAGCTGCTGTATTTGCCTGTCCGTATATATGCGTTATGTCAGCTAATGCACCAAACGTAGTACCTGTAATAGCGTCCATTTCATTGTTCATTAATAATAAACTTTCTCCTGCAGCTATTTTTAGCCAAAAACTATCTGCTCCATTAAATAATCTCAAAGTTACAAAATTTGTATCATCTAAATTTGTAATTCTAAAATAAACATAATCTGCCGCAACTGCTGTACCTGCGCTATCAGCAGTATCAAACATAAACAAAGTAGTAGACGAGGTTGCTACATTCATAATTCTTTGGTCTACTTGACCTTTAGAACTAAAAACTTTATTTATAGAATTACCATAAGCTACATTATTTAATGTGTATGATTCTGTTATAGTTACTGTTAAGTCTGATGCTGTTACTGTACTTGCCATATTATTTTTTTGTTTTTATAAATTTATATATTGAGAATCCTATTGCCATAAATAAAGAAACCGTTGTTAACACCTCATTAAATGATGCTAATGATATTCCTATTGCCCCTGCATTTGCTACTCCCACTTGTATCGTATCTTCTATTGTATCTTTCATTGTATTTTTGTGATTAATTGTCATATCCTACTTCTATACCTACTTTAAAAAATGATGTTGCAGCTATACTGCATTTTACCATAGCAAACAACACATCACCTGCCGCTAAAGTAGTTTCAGGCGTTAAGTTTCTTGTTACTACTACTTTATCATTATCTGATAAACCTGTTATACTTATTTCGTTTAAAAGTGTAGGTGTAACAGGGTCTAAAACTCCAGAAGCAAAAGTCACCTTGCACAACGCAACAGTTACTACAGATGCTGTAGTTGAGTTTGCTAATAAATAAATGCTTTTTAAAGTGCAAGCATTATTAATTACTATTGATTTTACTTTAAAAAAATCACCAACATCTAAAGTTGCATTGCCTATAGCTGAAGCTCCATAACCTTGATTATATTCATTAGGTGATTGTCCGTCAGTCATATTAGCACCAAAATAATAATTAGCATTAGATGCTGTTACATATCCTTGTATCCCAAAACTTTCTGTTTTTATTTGATTTTTTTCTACCCATTGCAAACTACCGTCTGTGTTTGCAGTTCCTGTTCCTACACTTTTGCTAAGTATAGTATCATTATTTGCAGACTCAAAACCTTTAGGGTTATGTCTATTTACGTCAGTTAAATTTTTATGTTCGTTAGCTGCCATTTATTTATTTTTAACAATTATTACAACCACAGTTACAATTTCCATTTACATAATCAACACCACAACTATAACAACCCTCTACGCCATTATAACCATATATGCTATCATAAAATATCATTCCGTGATTTTTATATGTTCTGTTTAAATTATTAGGTTTGTTAGATTCATAAGTAGGGTATAATCCTGATTGGTCTTTTCCATTTAAAAAATCCATCATATCATTAGCAAAAATTTCTGCTTTTCTATAAGTGTCTTGTTTAAAAGCATTATAATCTGAAGGGGTAATTATACTTGAAAATTCGTCTACATTATGAACTATACCACTAGAAGTTATGTTGCTCATTATATCATTAACCACTTCAAATCTTGTAAACCAACACAAACAATCTTCCAAGTAATATGTCATAAATGTTTGATTAGCAGTGCTTAAAGTACCTCCGTCATTTTGTAGTTTTAATTCTTCATAAAACTTATCGCCCAACAATGGTCTTAAATGAGCTAGCTCAGACAATACAAGTGTATTTTCAGAAACTAAAACAGGGTCTGTATTTTTATTAGTAAATGTTTTGCTAATAACTTCTCCTGCTGTAACTAATGTTTTGTATTGTTTTGTATTTCCCATTTTATTGTTCTACTGTTATTTCTTTTGATTCATCTACTTCTCCATCTCCATCGTCATCTCTCTCTGTTACAATGATTTCTCTATCTGCAACAAACATATCGCCATCTTCTAGCATCGGTAAATCTTCGTCTATTAACATTCTTTGCTCGTTAATAGTTAGTACCTCTCTAATGTCTACGTCATTAGCATAAGAAATTGGCGGCTCATAATGAATTTTTAAATCTTTAGGGTCATAACCCATTTCATTATAAAGAACCGTTCTAATACCATTCAACAACAACTCAGAAGTGTCTCTAATTACAGTAGTCATAACTAAATCGTATGCTATTCTAATTTCACTTCCTGTGTTGTTCATTTTTCCTGAACTTACTATACCTGATAAAGATGGCTGCCATCTATTAGCGGTAATTATATTTTGGTCTGTAATTTGTTGTAAGTCTATCCAACTTCCATCTTGGTCGTCTTTTATTACTTGTACGTTAGCAGGTGATGTGTCACCATTTTTAACTATAAATAATATTTTACCATTGTTGCCTTCACCAACAAACTTTTTTTGTGCTTCCTTAACCATTTTCTGAGCTTCTTCTTCACCCATATCTCCGCTTATTTCTACAATAGCAGAAGGCTGAAAGCCATTTAAAAACTTAGTATGATTCCATTTACCGATTTCATAATCTACTGCAATATGTTCTAATGCAGCAACGTAATCAGGTAACCCATAAAAGTTAAATGTAGGCTCATAATCTTTAAAGTGTATTACAAATTTATTATGTGCTACTCTTGGGTATATAGGTAATCTATACATTTTATCCTCATTGTTCCAATATTTACACCAATCAGGATTTACATAAACTTCTTTTTTTGATTTAGACATTCTAACTGTTGTAGCGTCTAAGTGATAAAGGTTTACACCTCCATCATATTTTACACATTCCATATACGCATTACCAAACGTATAATAGTCATCTGCTAATTTTTTAAATACATCTCTTAATGATTCTTGGTTTGCATTTACATCTTCTATAAACTCTCTTAAAGGTTCATTATCACAAACAAATTTTGCTCCACTTGTAAATACAGTTTTTTGTGCAAGTACACTTCTATGTGTAGAAGATTTTCTTTTAAGCTCTGCTAAATATTGAGGAAATAAATTATCATTACCAAATGGAACCCACTTAGTAGATATGTTATTTAAATTTTTTGGTTCAGTAATGTTTGGTGGGATAGCTAAATCAAATACCCCAAACTCAAACGTATTACTTTTTTTAGTCGTCTTTCTTAACTGACTTATCTTTTTTGTTTGCCTTTTTGATACCGCTTTCTTCATTAGATGATATTTTAGTAATTATAGATGTAAAACCTCTTTTTTCGTAAAGATAAGCTAAAGTTTCCTGTGAAGCCTCGTCCCAAGAAACAGTACCAAAATTTGATATTGAACTTCTTAGCCCTTTGTAATTTTCTTTTATTTTGTAATTTGACATTTTTATATATATTTTTAAGTACGAAGGTAAAGATAATATATTTATTTCTTCACAATCACACATATTAAAAAGATATTAGCAGGGAGCTTTTAATAACCCCCTGCTTTATCTATAATTGTTACGATGTCGTTGCTGTTACGTC